AAGAAAAAACTTCGTTGCATTCTTTGACGAGCACGACAAGCGTAGAGGAAAGAATTTTTTAGAAGTATTTCCTGAAATGGAAGATTTTTATTGGGAGTGCAAAACATTATGAGTAAAGAATTATTTGACTGGCGTAAGAAAGTATTAGATTCAGTTAGTCCTAGCTTCTGTGCTGCTAAATGGCTTAATGCAACTATCCATCTAGGCCATGGTATGACACACAGTTGTCATTTGCCTATTCCTCATCCTATTGACAAGGAAGAAATTAAAACTAATCCTAGTGCGTTGCATAATACAGCACACAAAAAGAAACAACGTGAGCGTATGATTAAAGGTGAACGACCACCTGAATGTGAGTACTGCTGGAAAATTGAAGATATTGGTAGAGATAATATTTCTGATAGAGTATATAAGAGTCAAATATACAAAGAAAAAGATATTATTGCAATCGCAGAAAATGATCCATATGAAGATGTTATTCCAAAAACATTAGAAATTAGTTTTGATAGAACGTGTAACTTAGCATGTAGTTATTGTAATTCAAGTTATAGCACTACATGGGCACAAGATATTAAAAAGAATGGTCCATATCAACAAATGAAATCAGATGGCGCAGGCGCCTATCATCATGACGGTGAATGGACCGAACCGTACGGAAAATTTAACGAAGGCAATCCTTATGTAGAAGCATTTTTTAAATGGTGGCCGCAATTAAGCAGTGAACTAGAAGAACTTAGGATAACTGGCGGCGAAGCATTAGTAAGTCATCAGTTTTGGAACTTTGCAAAAGTTGTAAAACAAAATCATGCTCCTAATTTAAGAATTGCAATTAATTCAAATCTTATGGTGAAAGATGATTTAATACAAGACTTAGTTGATTTTACTAAACTTGATAATTATAAAGAGTTTGACTTGTTTACTAGTTGCGAAGCTACTGGATTGCAAGCAGATTATATAAGAGACGGACTAGAATATAATACTTGGAAAGATAACCTAGAATATGTTATTAGTAATGGACGTTTAAGATGTGCAACAATTATGATGACTATTACAAGTTTAAGTTTGTTTAGTATTACAGAATTCTTAGATGACATGGCAGAATTAAAAGCAAAATATGCACCTCATAAACCTGCTGTCGATTTAAATATTTTACGTTGGCCGAGTTTTATGAGCCCGTTAGCATTGCCCGATCATATTAAGGATCATTGCAGAGAACAATTAGAAAATTGGTTTGAAAAAAATAAGAATAATCCTTTATTTAATTCAGGCGAAAAGGCACAAATACAGCGGTTAATAGATTATATTGAAGTTGTAGATAAACCACATAGGCGCACAACTGAAGACAAAGATAAATTACAGCACGATTTTAAAAGTTTTTATGCACAGTACGATAAGCGCAGAGGCAAGGACATAGGTGTATTTCCAAAGATACTTACTGACTGGTTAAATACAATTGGATTGGATGATACAATACCACTAATAGAAATGCATGAAGGGAGTATCACGCATTATGACGACTAGAAACAAACTACACTATATTGAAGAAGTAGATGGTAAAACAAATATAGTGTATTATTTTGCACACGATAAAATTGTTAAGAACAAAAAAGGTAAACGAGTGCCAGAACGTAATTTAATGGATCCATTTTTTCATGGACGTTACGTTTTGTGTAACCACTTCTTAAAAGATCATTGTAGATCTTTAGGAGAAGTCCGAGAAATAACTGTTAAAGACGCTAAAAAAATGCGTTATATATACGAAATTGGTACATCAGGTCCTCCTGCTAATTGGCTCGGCGGCTACGATTCTTCTAGACGTAATTTGTTTGACTTATTGGCGCTACATAGACCCATAGTAATAAGATCAGCAGCAAAGCGTAGATGTATTATACATATTGACCAAGGTTGGGAAGGATTTCCGTTATTAGAAACTAAAGTACTAAAAAGTGTTGGTGTTCGTAGAGATTATTATGATGTACTTTATACATCATTAGAAAAACATAAAATCCCGCCAAGTCAAATTATTATTACAACATCAAATTTAAAAGAAAAAGAAGTTCACGACAAATATTACGGTAATAAAAAAGATAAGATTAATATTGTTCCGTCTATTTCTTTTTGCGGACTATTAACATATCAAAACGAAGCTGACGCTATTTCCTTTGAAGAACAAATTCAATACAAGCAACAATTAGAAGATATGAAAAGTTTTAGTTGTTTGAACAGAGTTACACGTCAGCACAGGATGACACTTGGTGTTATGCTTAATTATTATAACTTATTAGATCCTAAAATTTGTGACTTCAGTCATTCAAAATTTTTAGGAGGGCACCCTAGACAGTCTACTTTACCGATTACTCATAGGCATGCAATACCCGGAGGATGGGAGGCTCATCCCAGCTTTACAAAAGAGAATGCCAATGATTTTCTTTCAACGTTGCCTCGAGTATTAGATCAAGAAGATTTTAATAAAAATCATGTTTGGACAATGTTTAAAGATACATATCTTAGAACTTGGTTTAGTTTAACTTCGGAAACTGCGTTTAATGAAGAGCGTAAAACCTGTCTCTTTATGTCAGAAAAAATATTTAAGCCAATGTTATGTCATCATCCCTTTGTTGTTGTAAGTCATCCAAACTCGCTTGCACAGCTTAAACAACTAGGATTCAAAACTTTTGATAAATGGTGGGACGAAAGTTATGATGCTATTGTTTCTCCTACAGCTAGGATGGACGCTATTTGTAAACTAACACAAGAACTTACAAATAAATCAGATATTGAATGGCTAGACATGTATAAAGATATGCAAGAAGTACTAGAACATAATTTTAACCATATGACTGTTATGGAAAAGATTGATTATTCAGAGTTTCTTCAATGAAAAAATACAATAGATTTTTTGCTTTTGGTTGTAGTTATACAGATTACTATTGGCCAACTTGGGCAAACATAATTGCTAGAGATACCGGATTGCCTTCTCAAAATTGGGGATACTCCGGCGTTGGTAACATATACATACACCATAAAATGGTTGAAGCAAAAATTAAACAAAGTATTAACGACGACGATCTAGTTATAGTTAATTGGTCATCGTGGCATCGAGAAGATAGAGTTGATCAACAAGGCTATTGGACGTCAGGAGGAAATATATTTAATAATAATCCTTACTATGATAAACGTTTTTTAAAAAAATACTATTCTCCATATAACGATATAGTAAAAAATGCAACGGCAATTATTTCCGGAAACAATACAATAAAAATAGCATACCAAAGTCATATGATTGATTACGAAAATTTTGTTGAGTATGCAGGTATAAATCAGTTACATACTGACAAATTAATAAAAAATTATTCGTGGTTAAGGAATGCACTACCCGAAAAGAAATTATTTGACAATAGCGGAAATACTAGTTTTGACGGTCGTACTAGCGGAATTGACTTCCATCCTGATGTTCTAGGGCACCTTAGTCATGCATCAAAAGTTTGTGCTAATCTTTTTGGACGTGAGCTAAAACAAGAGACTGTAGATTATTATAACATAATGCAAGAGCGTATTGGTGAATGTATACAACATATGCCAAGAAAAAATTATTGGCAGGAAATTGGCGGCAGAATTGCAAAAATTTATTCGCTTGAAGATTATTAAATAAATAATAAACTACGTATATTATAGGAGTTTTAAATGAAGGTTGGTTTTATAGGCATCGGCAAACTTGGCTTGCCTTGTGCGGAAGCAATTGCACAAAAAGGTCACGAAGTTGAAGGGTATGATGTTGCAAAAGTTACAAGTGACGATATTACAGTTGTTGATACAGTAAAAGATGTTGTAGCAAATAAAGACATTGTATTTGTAGCAGTTCCTACACCACACGATCCTGCATATGACGGCAGATCTCCTACAGCCCACCTTAGTCCAAAAGATTTTTCTTACGATATTGTAAAGAAAGTTCTAACACAAGCTAATGAACATATGAATAAAGACCAGTTACTTGTACTTATTAGTACAGTATTGCCTGGTACAGTTAGGAGTCAGTTAGTTGAACTTACAAACAATAGCCGCTTTATATATAATCCTTATCTTATTGCAATGGGCTCAGTGGCATGGGATATGGTAAATCCGGAAATGGTAATGATTGGTACAGAAGATGGTACCGAAACAGGTGATGCAAAAGAGCTTGTAGACTTTTATAAAACTATAATGGAAAACAATCCTCGATATGTTATTGGGACATGGGACGAATGCGAATGTATTAAAGTGTTCTATAACACATTTATTAGTACAAAAATTGGTCTTGTTAACATGATACAAGATGTTGCACAAAGGCAAGGTAACATTAATGTAGACGTTGTAACTAAAGCTCTTGCAGATAGTACTATGCGTATTATGGGTCCACAGTATATGACAGCTGGTATGGGCGACGGAGGAGGCTGTCATCCAAGAGATAACATTGCACTACGTTATATGGCACAAGAACTTAACTTAGGTTACGATATTTTTGATGCAATAATGAATGCAAGGGAAATACAAGCAAAAAATGTTGCATTAGAACTTGTAAAATATGCAGAAGAAACAAATATGCCAATCTTTATTCATGGTAAAGCATACAAGCCTGGTGTAGAATATTGTGACGGTAGCTATAGTTTACTAGTAGGACATTATGTTGAACAACAAGGACATCGTGTTACGTATATTGACCCTCTTACAGACGATGATGTAGAGTTAGGTATGCCCAGCATTATATTACTTGCACACAGTGCAAGTACAACTTACAAGTATATGCAAGAAGAAGGCGACAGTACTGATAAATTGTATTGCAAAATTCCATCTAATAGTATCGTAGTAGATCCGTGGAGGAACTTTAGTTCTGATACATCTAAAGTAATACACTACGGTAACACGAGACATGGATAATTATGTACGACATTGTATTCATAAGTTATCAAGAGCCTAATGCAGATGAAAACTATGCTGCACTAAAAGCACGATTTCCTATGGCTAAACGTGTGCATGGTGTAAAAGGATTACATCAAGCACATATAAACGCAGCTAAAAAATGTTTTACTAATATGTTTTGGGTTGTAGATGCTGATGCAATTATTTTAGACGATTTTAACTTTGAATATAACGTACCTAGTCATCAACTTGATCATGTACATGTTTGGAGGACTCAAAATCCAATTAACGACTTAGTTTATGGCTACGGTGGTGTAAAACTTCTTCCTAGAAAACTAACTTTATCTGTAGACATTAACAGCGCCGATATGACAACTAGCATTAGTAAAAACTTTATGGCAATGCCAGACATATCAAACATTACAGCATTTAACACAGATCCGTTTAATACATATAAGTCAGCATTTAGAGAATGTGCAAAGCTAAGTAGTAAAGTTATTAAAGGGCAACATGACGAAGAAACAGAAAAACGACTTGAAACTTGGTGTACAGTTGGCAAAACTAGACCGTATGGTTTATACGCTTTGGCCGGTGCTATTAGTGGCCGCAAGTTTGGGATTTCTAATAGGAGCAATATTGGTCTTATAAATGATTTTGATTGGCTAAGGGAACAGTTTGATGCAGAATGTAGCTGACATTAAAACAGTTCATATTGAGCTTACAGATAAATGTCAAGCACAGTGTCCTATGTGTGCTAGAAACTATCACGGCGGCGCCCCTCGCCCGTTTATACGTAACGGTGATATTAGTATTGAACAATTTAAAGAATGGTTCTCCCCAAACTTTTTATCACAAATAGATAACTTTTATAGTTGTGGTAATTATGGTGATCCTGCATTTGCAAAAGATTGTTTAGAAATATATGCATATGTACGCGAATGCAATCCTAATACTAGATTAGCAATACATACTAATGGCGGCATGCGTAATCCACAATGGTGGTCTAAGTTAGCACAAGCAATAGGAACACAATCTAATAGTGAAGTAATATTTGCAGTTGACGGCTTCAAAGGAAAGCATGAACTATATCGTAAAAATACAAATTTTGATAAAGTAATTGCTAACATGAAAGCATTTATCAGTGCCGGCGGCAGGGCAAGAGTTGATAGTTTAGTATTTGCTCATAACGAACATGAAGTAGACGAGCTTGAAGAATACATATTAGGTTTAGGAGCTCAGACTATAAACTTTGTAAGTACTACAAGATTTTATGAAATGTCAGAATATGAAGTACACGACAATGAAGGTAATGTAGAATACACAATTAAGCCTGCAAAAACTGAACGTTTTAAAAAGACTCCAAACAAAACATTAAATGATTTGGTAGATAAAAAATTTAGAGATAGTGTAATTTCTAATGCTGTAATTGATCCAAAATGTGTAGATGAACAAGGAATATATGTAGATCCGTACGGTGATATCTTTCCTTGTTGTTGGATAGGTGGCGACTACTTAGAACAGCATATCGAAGAAAAATTACCGATACATTACCTTAGAAATATAAGTGTAGAGTTTTCAAAAGCAATGATGAAAGATATACATGTTGAAAATTGCAGTACAGGAATACTTAATGATACCAGTATAAAATTATTTAAGAGACTAGACACATATTGGGAAGATGAAAATAAGTGCTTGACATGTGCTAGACAATGTAGTAAACTAGTATATAACTCTAATAGAAAGTATGAATTTGAATAGTTACGACAAAATACCATGGACTGATATAACCAGTTTTGGACAGCAAACGATGCTTAAGAGCCATCTTTTCACGGTCTCATGGATATTGGCTAGATTTTGTAATTATTCATGCAGTTATTGCTGGCCATACGCTAGATCTAGTACCCCGGATCACCAAGATTTAGAAATTTACTTAAAGGCCTTAGATAGTATCAAAGCACAAGCTCGTGCAAACGAGTTTACAGACTTTCATTTTAGCTTCTCAGGAGGCGAACCTACAGCGTATAAGTACTTTGGGGAGATCATAGATCATTACTGTAGTGATACAGCACCCGATTACCAAAGTATCCACATGACGACCAATCTTAGCCCGGGAAGCAAATGGTGGAACAAATGGTTAGAAAGTACTAAGACTCTGCACCGCAGAAGTATAACAGCAAGTTACCATGCAGAATTTGCAAATGAACAGGAGTTTGGAGATAAATGTCTCCAATTAATAGACAATGAAACATTCGTTACAATTAATCAAGTTATGGTTCCGGAACAGTTTGACGAACTTTACCAACGGCTTGAACGATTTGCCACCAGAGGTATTAATGTTACTCTCAAGCCAATGTCCGATCCAACCGCCAGTTACGTGGTACACGGATATACAGAAGACCAAATCGCAAAAATGCGACAAGGATTTCCACAAAAGTGGAACGGCGAGCAAATAGCACAAATTGCACTATATGATAGTAAAGGTACAAAATACGAATTAGATCAAGCAGAACGTTTCAATGCATTTGGATTCAATAAGTTTCA